CTGATACATGGTATTTAGTTGTAGGTCACGTTTGGGCAGCTGGAACAGGTATTGGTTCAAATGACGCTGATACTGGTGTTTGGACTACTGATGGACATAAAATTGCATCAAATAGTGACTTCGTTTGGTCTGCTAATGCTAATGGCGCTACGCATAGAACATATCTTTATTATTCTACTAATACATCTACTAACCAACAGTTTGCCCATCCTCGCGTAGATAAAATAGACGGGAACGAACCTTCAATTGCTAATCTTCTTGGTTTAGGTAATCTTCCTCCAGCCGGTGCAACTGGTGCAACTGGTGCTGGTGGTAGACAGGGCGCTCAGGGTGTTTCTGGTTTTCAAGGTAGACAAGGTACAAATCCAACAGGCACAACTGGTGCTCAGGGCGCAACAGGTGTTGGTGGTGTTACTGGCGCATCTAGTGGCGTAACTGGCACGGGTGGTAGAACTGGCGTTCAAGGTTATCAAGGTACTCAAGGAGCTTCTGGCGCTCAAGGTGTTCAAGGACCACAGGGTGGAACTGGACCGAGTGGGTCTGTTACTGGTAGAACTGGTGTTCAAGGATATACTGGCAGACAAGGAGCGCAGGGTTTGCGCGGTCCACAGGGTTCAAGAGGACCGCAAGGACCACAGGGTACAGCTGGCGTAAGAGGACCGCAAGGCGGAACTGGTCCTACTGGTAGAACTGGCGTAGCTGGACGCCAAGGTGCGCAGGGTCCTCAAGGTTATCAAGGTGTTCAAGGCCCTGGGGGCTATCGCGGTCCACAGGGTCCACGAGGACCACAGGGCCCGCAGGGTCCGGGCGGCGCAGATTCTGTAACGTACGAGCTGACTGGTAGTAGATTAAGAATTGGCACTAACTCTTCGCAGTGGTCAAGTCCTACAGGATCTATTTGGGTAGGGGGCGGAATTACTGCTGGTTATTCAGATGAAAGATTAAAAGAACAAATTGAAGTAATAAAAGATGCAGTTCAAAAATTAAAATCAATCACTGGAATTTATTTTACAGTAAATGGGTTAGGTAAAAGTTTAGGCTTGCCAGATGATGGACGTAAACTTGGCCTTATTGCTCAACAAATTGAAGAGGTTGCTCCTGAACTTATTGCAACTGCGCCTATTAATAAAAAATATAAAACTGTCAAGTATGATAGAGTTGTTGCGCTATTATTGCAAGCTATTAAAGAGCAGCAAGCACAAATAAATATACTAAGACAAAAAGTAGAACAAAGAGAATTAAATGGCTAAGCAACCCTTCATAGTCAAAAATGGTGTTACCATTAACGGTACTGATCTAGTTGACAGCGACGGTGTTTGGCTTGGCTCTGTTAATAATAATATTAAAGGACCACAAGGGCCAACGGGTAGAAGTGGTATTCAAGGTTTTACTGGTGTTGCTGGTCAAACTGGCGCTGCAGGTTTTCAAGGTGTAGGTGGAGTACCAGGTTTTCAAGGTGTTCAAGGGGCAACTGGTGTTCAAGGTGCTCAAGGACCACAAGGACCACAAGGTCCGCAAGGAGCAACTGGTAGAACTGGCCAGCAAGGGCCGCAAGGGTCGACCGGTAGACAAGGCGCGCAAGGTAGGCAGGGTACACAAGGACCGCAAGGTAGGCAGGGTAATAATCCAATAGGTGCTCAGGGCGCAGTAGGCGCAACTGGTATTGGTGGTATTGGTGGTGTTGCTGGTAGACAAGGTGCTCAAGGTGGAACTGGACCACAGGGTGTCCAAGGATCAGGCGGTGCTGGCGGATCAACTGGTATTGCTGGTCGGCAAGGTGTTCAAGGATCTACTGGCCACACTGGCAATCAAGGCCCACAAGGTGGAAGAGGACCGCAAGGCGCGCAAGGAGCTAGAGGACCTCAGGGTAGGCAAGGTACACAAGGGCCGACGGGCAGACAAGGTGCTCAAGGCGCTCAAGGGCCACAAGGCGGAACCGGCGCACAAGGTTTTCAAGGTGGAAGAGGACCGCAAGGCGGAAGAGGACCGCAAGGTGTTCAAGGCGCTCAGGGTACTCAAGGTGTTCAAGGTTCTCAAGGTGGAACTGGACCACAGGGTGTCCAAGGTCCGCAAGGACCACAAGGCGGAAGAGGTCCACAGGGTAGACAAGGATCTACTGGTGCAACAGGTAGACAAGGTGCTCAGGGTGGAAGAGGACCGCAAGGACCACAGGGTTCGCAAGGATCACGCGGTCCACAGGGCGGAAGAGGTCCACAAGGTGCTAGAGGACCTCAGGGCGCAACTGGTGTTCAAGGCAGACAAGGTACACAAGGTTCAACTGGTAGATCTGGCCATCGTGGACCGCAGGGTGGAAGAGGACCGCAAGGACCATCCGGAGCAACTGGCGCAACTGGTGCTGCTGGTAGTGTAACTGGTGTTCAAGGTTATCAAGGTGTCCAAGGCTATCAAGGTAGACAGGGTGCTCCGACAACAGGGTATCGCGGTCCGCAGGGTCCACGAGGACCACAGGGCAGTGGTGGCGCTTCTGGAGCAAGTGGTTATCAAGGACGAACAGGTGTAGGAGGCGGAGGTGGTGTTGGTGGTTATCAAGGTGTTCAGGGCTATCAAGGTTATCAAGGTACACCTGGAGTAATTAATGAAACCACTGGTTTTGTAAGAATTGGATCTCCAGCTCCTGTAGATGACGGAATGGTCTCAGGCGATGTTCGCGCCCAATTAGATATTGTTGCTGGGTATTCAGACAGGCGCTTAAAAAATGTAAAAGGTCCAATTGATAATCCTATTAAAAGAATTAGTAAATTAAATGGCTATTTCTATTCACCAAATAAATTAGCCATGAATATTGCTGGAGATAGGTCTGGTAGAAAAATTGGTTTGATTGCTCAAGAACTAGAGAAGGCTTTACCTGAGGTTGTTCGTGGTGCTCCATTTGATATAAATAGACACGGGCATAGTAAATCAGGTAAGAAATATCTTACAGTAGATTATGCAAGAGTTGTTCCTTTGGTGGTTGAAGCGTTAAAAGAACAAAAAAATCAAATTAATGATTTAAAATCTAGAATAGGAAAGTTAAATGGCAATTGATCTAACAACATCAGAATTAGGCTTAAATAGTAAAGAAGGCTTTTTTAATGAAGGCGAAGCTGCCATAGACGCAGCAATTAATGCAACGGGTTGGTGGAAATTGACACAAAACTCTGAAGCGCAATTTACTGCAGCAGAAGCAATAACTGAAGCGCCAGATGAAGCAACTTTAGAAGATGGCGAAAGATATATTCATCAATATGATGAAGATACTACACACGTATATATTAAATTTGAAGTTTAATTAAATTATAATAAAAGAGGTGATTTATGGCATGGGACGGCGACTGGTGTTATTTTGGTTCGTATTTAAGTAAAGAAGATTGCGAAGAAATTATTGCTCAGGCTAAACTATTACCATCACAAGATGCTGTAGTTGGTCTGGGCGAAGATGCGCACCTTACAGAATATCGTAAAAGTAAAGTATCGTTTATTCAAGCTGGTGATTGGAAATTCCAAAAACTTTTTGATACTTTATGGAAAACACAAATACAAGCAAATCAAGATTTTTTTAATATTCACGTCAATAGACTTGAATACGTGCAATTTGCTGAATATAATTCGGCCGTTCAGGGCGAATATAAAGAACACGTAGATACATTTTGGATGAATGATGATCCATCACATCATAGAAAAGTATCTTGTGTTTTACAATTATCAGATCCAAATGATTATGAAGGTGGCGAATTAGAAATTACTGGCTCATCCAATCCACCGGATCCAAATGATTATAAGGCTCAAGGAACATTTATATATTTTCCTTCAGTTTTAAGTCATAGAGCTTTACCTGTAACAAAAGGGGTTCGCTATAGTATTTCTGCGTGGTTTGAAGGACCAAAATGGACTTAAGTCATGCAAAAGAGTATGAAGCACCTTTTAAACATTTCGTGATAGACAACTTTTTAAAAGCAGATCTAGCTCATACATTATCAAAACAATTTCCATCGCATTCATCTGAAAAATGGTTTGCTTATGACAATCCATTAGAAAGAAAAAAGGCAATTCAAACTTGGGGATCATTTCCTCCAGAAACATATCAATTGTTTTTATCTTTATGCTGTGAAAAATTTACAGACAAATTAAGAAAACTGACAGGTGATGAATGTTTAAAACCTGATTATGGTTTGCACGGTGCTGGTTGGCATATGAGTAAACGTGGAGACCATTTAAATATTCATCAAGATTATTCTATTCATCCTATGGCAAATATGCAAAGGAAATGGAACATCATTATATATCTTACTCCTAATTGGAAAAAAGAATGGGGTGGGAATCTTGAATTTTGGAGTCATAATCCAGAATTAAACCAAGCTCATGAAATTTCATCTTCTATTGACTGCGTATTTAATAGAGCAGTTTTGTTTGATACTACACAAAATTCATGGCATGGATTTCCAGAATCTATTAATTGCCCTAATGGAATATATAGAAAAAGCATTGCTATGTATTATTTGTCGCCTATTGCTGATACCGCGGTAGATAGACCTAGGGCTTTGTATAGTCCACGAAAAGATCAAATAAATAACGATGATATTATTGAGTTTATTAAAAAACGGGCTGAGAAATCATTATGAATAAAGAATGTAAAATTGTTATGGTCGCCATGTTTAAGAATGAGGCGCCTGTTCTTCGAAAGATGCTTGATTCTGTACTTGGATATATTGATTATTATGTAATTCAAGATAATGGCTCAACAGATGGTTCTCCAGATATTGTAAAAGATTGGGCTAAGGAAAATAATATTCCAGGAGTTCTTTATGAAGTGGAAGAAGGCTGGAAAGGTTTTGGATGGAACCGAGATCATTTAATTCGATATTGCCAAAATGAAGTCGATCATGGGTGTGATTGGATTCTTAAAATGGACTGCGATGAAACTTTAGAAGTTTATGATGATTTCGATTGGTCTGTATTTAATGATAAAACAATTCATGGGTTTAATATTCCAGCAGTAAGTGGAACTGGTGTTTATTATAGAACTTGGCTATGGAATAACGATTTACAATGGGCGTTTAATCACGATCCTTGTCATGAAACCATTTATTGCCTAGATCCAGAAATTGACCATAATTATAATGCTTATCCACTGCCGTTAGGTTTTAATCAAATTGGATCTAATGACGGAATGTCGTGGGCAGTTCCTACTAAATTTATTTCAGATGCTTTGCGATTAGAAGAAAAACTTATCCGTGAGCAAAACCTTTTAGAAAATATGTATCATTTCTGGTACATTGGTAAGAGCTATAGAGATGCAATGGAATCATCTGCTTTTCCATTAAAGAAAAAACAAGCAGACGAATATGCCCGTAGATCTATTTGGTATTTAAACGAATATATTAATCAAACTATGAAAAATAAAAAGGGTGATATTGGTATAGATGAGATGTGCTATATGGCTGGAATTATGGCTGGTGAATGCTATAATTTTATGGGAAAAAAGAAAGAAGCTATAACTGCATATTCAATGCTTGAACAATTTGCTCCTGGAAGAAATGACCATCTATGGCAAATGGTTCATTTATATCAGGAAACAAAACAATATAAAAAAATGTTGGACACAACTACAATAATGATGGATCCTGAAAGAACATTTCCATTTCCTCAATATTGTAACTTTATTGACAGAAAACATTATGTTGACGGAACTGGCGATGTTCAAAGGTTATATAAAGAAGCTACTAGATTAAATGAAATGTACCCTGAAGAAGAATCTACTGATTGGGAAATGTATTTTGATTCTATAATTGATTTATGTCCTTGGGCAAAAAGCTATTGGAAGCAAGGCAAAATAGATGTTCAAGATTGGGATGGAACTAAAAACGTTACGCCATTGGGAGATTATATTGCTAGAATTTGGATTTCAAAAGATTCTAATTTGGATTACCTTCATCAAATATGTAAAAGAATTAACATTGAAAGACTAAATGAGGAATGGCTATTTAGCCACCCTGATGTAAAAAATAGAGCATCACCTAAACCTATATTGATTCAGCAAGATACTGAAACTTTAAATCAAGCAAGAAACTCTAAAAAAGATGTTACATATTTTGCAGTAAATAAAATTCCAACAAAAAGAGTATGGGTTGTAGATAACTTTTATGAAAGACCAGATGAACTAAGAGACTGGGCATTAACTAGCCTTAATTTTCAAGAAGATAGCCGATGGTACAAAGGGTTTCGTTCAGAAGAAAAATATCGACCAATTGACTTAAAATATAGATTTGAAAATATCATTGGTGAAAAAATTGTAGATTGGGATGGCGGTATGAATGGCGTATTCCAAGTTACAAGAGCACAAGATCCACAAGTTTGGCATTTTGACCAGCAACGTTGGGCTGCAATGATTTATTTGTCGCCAAACGCTCCATATGAAAGCGGAACACGCCTACATATTTCTAAGATAAATAAAGCTAAGCACAGTATAGAAGATGCAGATATTATTGATGACGCATTTGATGGAAACTTTCTAGATTCCACTCGATTTCATACTCTTGATACTGTAGGAAATTTATTTAATCGTCTTGCTATTTTTGATGCAAGGCATATTCATTCTGCTGGAGAATATTTTGGAAAAGACTTACACGACAGCAGACTCACACACTTATTCTTTTTTGATTAATCATGCTTAACAATAAAATCTTATCAGTACTAGACACATCTGTTGCTTCTTATAGAGAAGCGTATCCGTTTCCTCATACCATATTGGATAATTTCCTAGATCCTTGGATGCTCCGACAGGCTATCCCTGAAATAGAAAACTATCAACACTGGAGACAAGATGAGTCAGAATGGGTAGAAGAATTTCAAATTTTAAAACAATATGCGCCTGATGTAGTAGCAGATCCGAATGACGTTGAAATTTTAGCTAAGTATGCTCCTAAAACAAAACTTATTTTAGATTACATGTATTCTGAAACAGTATTAAACTTTCTTGAAGATTTAACTGGCATTCAAGGATTGTTACCAGATGAAAACTGGCTAGGCGCAGGAATGCATAAAATTTCAAGAGGTGGTAAGTTAGGTGTCCATGCAGATTTTAATGTTAACTTTGTAAATAACCTTCATCGTAGAATTAATGTTTTAATTTATTTAAATGAAGATTGGAATCCAGAATGGAATGGACATCTTGAATTATGGGATAAAGATCTTTCAAAGTGTTGTGTTAAAGTAGAACCTATTTTTAATAGAGCGGTGGTATTCAATATCACAGACGACGCATTTCATGGACATCCAGAGCCTCTCCAGTGTCCTGAAACTGTATCTAGATATTCACTTGCTCTGTATTATTATACTGAAGATAGACCAGAAGAAGAAAAGTCAGATCCTCATGCAGTTATTTGGTATAATACGAAATAAACTGTTTACATTCCAGCAAAACCGTATATAATAAAAGTAACAGCTTTTCAAACCAGGATAGTATATTATGAAATTTAGTATTATTACACCTGAACATGATCCAGGTAACATTCCCTTTCTTTTAGAATTATTTGATTGTGTTCTTAATCAAACATACAAAGATTGGGAGTGGATTTTATATTTGAATAATAAAATTCAAGTAGAACACATTCCAGATCAAATAAAAAATCATGCTCAGGTAATTATATTCCGTACGCACGATACTGATACAAATATTGGTGCAATTAAAAAAGCAGCGTTTGGTATTGGTACAGGCGATGTTTTAGTAGAAGTCGATCACGATGATTTAATTACTCCTGATTGTTTAGAAGAATTAAAAAAGGCGTATGAATCTGATCCTGAAGTTGGATTTGTTTATAGCGATAATGCTGTATTACAAATGGAAGGAGAATTTATTCCATATGGCGAAGACGGCGGTTGGACTTGGAGAGAGTTTGAATGGAAAGGCCAAACGCTAAAGGCCATGCATAGTTTTGAACCAAGCGCTCAATCTTTATCTTATATATGGTACGCTCCAGATCATGTTCGTTCTTGGCGTAAAGATATTTATGAAGAAGTTGATGGCCACAATAATGACCTTTCTATTTGTGACGACCACGAGCTTATGATTCGTACTTACCTTATTACTAAAATGAAACGCATACCAAAAGTCCTTTACTTATATAGAATTACTGGTAATAATACATGGTTAGAACGTAATGAAGCAATTCAAATAAAAACTGTAGATCTATTTAGAGAGTATGGCCAGCTTCTTGCTGAAAGAGATGCCGATTTACGTGGCTTGATGAAAATTGATATTGGAGGAGGATTAAATCCATATCCCGGTTATCATACGGTTGACACAAGAAAAAATGCAGATACTGTCGCAGATTTAAATGACGGAATTCCATTGCCTGATAACAGTGTCGGTGTTTTAAATGCAAGTCATATTCTTGAACATCTACATGATAAGACAAAAATTATGGGAGAGATACATAGAGTATTGGCGCACGGTGGTTGGGCATTTATTGAAGTACCAAGCACAGATGGCCGTGGTGCATTTCAAGATCCAACTCATGTAAGTTATTGGAACCAAAATAGCTTCTTATATTATACTGATAAATATCTCGGAGATTTTATTGATAATGATAAAATTCGTTTTCAGGAATTTCGTAAAGAAACTTATTATCCAAATGATTGGATGGAAAATTTACAAGTATTAGTTACAACAGCTTGGTTAACAGCTGTAAAAGATGATAGCATTCGCTATCCACATGTTTTGAAAATTTAAAGGTGAATGAATGAAAAGAATTTTAATTACTGGCGGTGCAGGTTTTATTGCCCATCATTTAATTGGACAAGTTCTAAAACGGACTGATTGGGAAATTGTAACACTAGATCGTCTTGATTATAGTGGTAATTTAAATCGATTGCATGATTTGCTACAAGATTATGCTCCAGCTGAACGTAAAAGAGTTCGCACAATCTACCATGATTTTAAAGCTGAAATCAATCCAATGCTTAAATCAGATATTGGTAAAGTAGATATTGTTGCGCATCTTGCCGCTGGTTCACATGTAGATCGTTCCATTGATAGACCAATGGAATTTGTAATGGATAATGTTGTTGGTACATGTAACGTACTAGAATTTGCTAGACAGCAAGATAATTTAGAACGTTTCTTATATTTTTCAACAGATGAAATCTTTGGTCCAGCTCCTGATGGAATTAAATATAAAGAGAATGATAGGTACAATTGTACAAATCCATATAGTGCTTCGAAGGCTGGCGGCGAAGAATTAGCAGTAGCATATGAAAATACTTATGGAATGCCAATTTACATTACGCATACTATGAATGTGTTTGGTCAAAGACAACACCCTGAAAAGTTTTTTCCAATGTGTATTAAGAAAGCAAGAGATGGAGAAACAGTAACAATTCATTCTGATGCCGCAAAAACAACTCCAGGATCTCGTCATTATATTCATGCCGAAGATGTGGCAGATGCTACTTTATTTTTGTTAAAAAATAAGTTTGAAGCAGTAGCTGACAACACTGGAGCCAAATGCCCTAAGTTTAATATTTGCGGAGCAAATGAAATAAATAACCTAGAATTGGCAAAAATGATTGCTGATGCTCAAGGCAAAAAACTTAATTATGAAATGGTTGACTTTCATACAAGTCGTCCTGGCCATGATTTACGCTATGCTCTTGACGGATCTAAAATGAAATCGCTTGGATGGGAACCAAAACCTGTGCAAAAAAGAATTGAAGAAGTAGTTAACTGGACCCTATCTAATGATAGATGGCTTATGATTTAAAGGAATTTAATAATGATTACACTAGGAACTAAACCACAAGAAGTGAAACACACAGAGCAAGTGGAACACACAAAGCAAATGATACAACAAGATATGGCTGGGCCGGCGATGACCCCAGCTAAAACATTTGAAGAGCAAAGATTTCTTGTTATTACTGACGTTATTCCAGAAGATCGGTGTAAACAACTTTCTAAACATATGTTTGATTTACGCGATGCGGGAAAAACAGAAAAAGATCCACAATGCCCTTTGTCTGATTCTATCTATGGAGATCCTGAATGGGATAAAATGCTTGAAGAATTAGCTAAACCGCTCGGCGAAATGGTTGGCATTGATCTTCTTCCAACATATACATATTCCAGAATTTATTACAAAGGAGAAGAATTAAAAATTCATAAAGATCGTCCTTCGTGCGAAATTAGCGCCACTATGACAGTGGATTTTTCTGACTATCCAATTTGGCCTATTCATATGGGCGATGCTAGAAATGTTATTTTAGATAGAGGCGATTTGTGCTTGTACCGTGGGTGCGAACTCGATCATTATCGCGATAAATTTAAAGGTGATTGGCAAGTTCAAGTATTTTTTCATTATGTCGATGCTAATGGCCCTCATAAAGATATGCATAAAGATGGAAGAAATAATCTCGGTGAACGCCCAGCTAACCAAAAAGTTCAAGAAGGCGCTAATAACGACCAGATGTATGGTGAATTAGAAGAATATGCAAAAACTCAACTAAGAACTTTTAGCAGCATTTATCATGATATGACAGTACTTAGTCCTAAAGATCATGATTTACCTGGACATTTGTCAATTACCCCAGATGAGCATAATTCTCAAATAGTTCTTACGCCTGACGATATCCAAATGCTGATGGATGAAGTTGTTAGTAAACAATATGCGACGGATGCTGGAGTAGGATCTAATATGACCGGCGCTCAAGTCGCAAAACAAATTAGAAGCTGTAAAGTTTATGGTGTTATGAAAGATGAAAAAACAGTTGGAATTTTTAATAAGATAGCAAATGCTATACAAGTAGTAAATAAATTTTATTACGACTTTGAATTAGTTGGTTTCCATAACAATATACAATTGTTAGAATACAAATTTGATCCAGCCGCAGAACAAAAAGATTACTATAATTGGCATATGGATGTTGGTCCAGGCGAATCAGCAACTCGTAAGTTATCAATTGTAATTCAGTTAACAGATCCTTCAGAATATAAAGGGTGCGATCTTATTATAAATAACAATGGTATGGAAGTCATAGGCTCAAAAGAAAAGGGTGCAATTAATATGTTCCCAAGTTATTTGCCGCATATGGTCAAGCCCATTGAAGAAGGGACAAGATATTGCCTAGTTATTTGGGTACATGGCAGAAGTAGATTTAGATAAAGGAAGTATTATGGCAAAGAACGCTGTGAAAAAAATTGATGGTAAAAAAGATTTATCAATTCTAGATAATATTGAAAATCTTTTAACTGATCCAGATAAATTAGGTGGAGGCGTAAAGCTCTCAATTGCTGAAGTTTATAGTAAAGGAATGTATGCTGGCAGGAAAAGCTTTGGAGGTAAAAGTCTAGTAGAAAATGCTAAGCTTTGTGATGAAGCTGTTCAGATTGCAACTAATCTAAATGAAATTTGGAATCATGCGCATACTCAATATGCATGGAAACATATTAACTTTTCTAACTTTGACCCTATTTTAAATATGCGCCAAATATCTGCTGAAATTCAAAATAAAGCTGATATTGTCGATCAATCAAAATGGAATGTTTTAGAAACTCAAATTAAAATTCAAGAAGTAGAACATAAACTTGGTCAATTAGATGAATCTATTCCGCAACAAAGATTTAAGAAAATGCGTTTAATGCTAGCATTAGGCTCAATGCGTTCTTCAGAAGAACGCGATCTTCTTATGTTAGAAGGTGCTATGAAAGATCTAATTGCAATTAAAGGAAATTATGAAGAGCTTAATAAAACGGTTTCAGGAATTACTGAATATGAAATCGAAGAAGATCAAGCATATGCACATATGTCTAGATCAATCCAACAATGTATTCGGGATGTTAGGCAAAGCGGATCTATTACTAAGGGTGAACAGGAATACTTAGAACAAATTGGAATTAATCCTTCAAAACTGCTTAATGCTATTAAAAACTATTTAATTAGAGAAGAGAACAGCGATAATTGGGATACGCGAGAATTATTTGAATTTGTAAATTCTTTAGCTAATGATTTAGCTCGCAATCTTAAAGTAAGCGAAACAAGACTATCTATTACTAGACTAAATCCGAAACCTGATGCTGGCGCAGCTTCTATTATACCTGTTGCTTTACATGTTGAAGACGCTAGTGAAGAAAAACCACTATTAAATAAGGACTAATTAAAATGCCTTTTGTTGAATATAAACTTCATAGAGACACGCAAAATCAAATGGGCAAAACGCCGGAATTTATTTCTTCTGGCGGTTATGACTTTAATGAATCTGATTACACCTATGTGGGTTATATTGCAAAAGAATCCGACAGCTTTTTTCACGTCCCGAACACTCTAGTTTATTTAGATAGTGCTTCTTATATTGAGAGAAGATCAAATCTTAAATATTCAAATATTGGAGAGTTTTTGCTTCTTGATAGTGATGGCTCAATTCTTGGATACGACAGTAATGGTTATCCATTAAAAATGAGTGATGATTCTTGTAGAATTGAGGCCTCAGACCAGTGGGATGAATTAATTAGGTATCATGAAGATATAGAAAATAAAGGTATTATATTCTAAATGCCTATTATGATTACCGGAAATAGTATTATCTTGTATGGTGGGATACCTGACTCATTTTCCCCTACTACAAACCCTGGCGGACCAGCTGGTCCGACACAACCTCAATATAGAGAAAATACTCAATTTGGTCCTTTAGATTTGATTAGAGGAGTGATTGCAACCGGAGAGTCGCCATATGCCGGCAATCCGGCGCCGGGCAACGTACAGCATACATCTTTTCAGGCTACTCCACAGGGTTGGGCAATCGGGCCAGGTTATATATGGGCTACAGAATATGCTCACGGTGTAGGAGATGAGCCATACGAAGAAGCTAATATAAGAATATATCAATTTGCAGGTCTTACGGGTAACAGTAATCCAGCAGGTTATGGCTCTGATGGAATGCATTATATGCCAATTGCCGCAACGCCAGGTGCTACAGTAACGGTTATTGGATCAACTTATGGATCTAATGCGCCACAAGGGGGCTTTGGAACTGGCACCTCTTCGGTGAATGCGTATATGGCAAAAGCCGGTAGTTCTACTTTTTATCCATATTATAATCCAAATTTCGCGCCGCGATCTGGCCAATGGTATAAAGTTCCTCTTAGTTTAACAGATGGCGCACCGGTTTCAACTAGTAATATTATCAGCACATATTTACCCCAGCCAGTAACGTATACTGGTGGAAAGCGCTCGGGATCTGCGCCAGATAAATTACATGCAATTAAGACTTTTTCCAATACAGTTGTTCCAATTACTAGTACTATGCCTTCTCCGTCATATTCACCACAGATAACGTACACAACCTTTCCTTTTGCTAGTGAAATAGCAACTCAGCTGGCAACAAACATTTCATTACCACAATGGGTAAGTGCTGCGGCGCCGGCTTCAAATGGATGGTATTATCGTTCTTCAGGTGCATGGAATTTTTACTCAGAAGGAGATAATTCTATTCATATGGGTGGCGGATCAGCTGTTAGGTCAACAGTCTGGGGCCAAGGGGGATTTGTCAAATATCCAACGGCATCTGTTAATTCAGTTAGTGTTGCAGCTCAACTGGGTCCTCAGCATAAAACACCTGACGGCCGTGGCATGTATGAAAGTGGTGTTGGTCAAGATGTCGGTGGCGGTAATATATTTGCAGGTGGTGGAACATACGCGCCTAGCCCACCATCGACAGGGACGAATCAGTGGGCAATAGTCAAGTATTCAACTGCTAGTAATACTACAATTAATGCTCCGGTATTTACATCATATAGGCCGCTTGCGCCAACGCCTGTCACATTTCCCGGGTCCTCAACGTCAAGCACCATGCTGCCGCATGGGTCACCTTCGCATATAGTGTCTGGAGGAGATAGTAAATTATATATGGGTGGAGGATATAATACATTTTCTGGTGGCCAAATTAGAATAGTTCCGACTATAACTCCTTATGCATCATTTGTAAACACTTATGCTCAGGTGCCAACACCACTAATTCGCCGCAACATGGGCATGTTTGGAGTTTAAAAAAATGGCAATTACTATTACATCATCAAACACACCAACAACCACAACCACTATTTTTTCAAATAGCGTTGGCCCTGATATAACAATTGTTACGCCTAACACCTCGCAGACTGGTGTATTAGAGCCTACTAATTTTAGTGGCACAATTAATATGGGTGGCGGAATTTTGTATGCTGATTTATCTCCAGGTGATTATGGCGGCGAGGGGGGAGCAGGGACGGTGCCTGTATCTTACACATTAACTAAATCTCCTACTGCCACCGTAAATGAAGGAAATACCGTAACAATTACAATGACCGCCTCTGATGGCGCCACTACCCCATTTCCATATAGTATTACTGGTGTTACAAGTCCTGATTTTAACCCAACTGGTACTCCAACTTCTGGAACAGCTACTCTTGGAACTGCTATTCCTTACCAATTCCAAAATGATTTAACGACTGAAGGCACTGAGACAATGACCTTTTCAGTTCCATCAGCATATCCGGCTGATGGAACTGGGGCAAGCGGTCAAAATATTACAGTTACGGTTGGCGATACTTCTGTAACACCTACACCAAGTGGTGGTGGTTCAGGGCCTTTCTTTCTTCCTGGGGGCTCGCCATATGCCAGCACCCCTTACATTACAAATCCAAACAGTACACATTCTATTGCTAATACTTGGTATAGAAGAGGAATTGTAAGATTTAATTATCCATCAGCTGAATTGACCACAGCAGGGCTTTCTAGTTCTAAAACAATTAATTCGTGTTCATGGTATTTAAACACCGCGCCTAACCGCCCAGTGGCTCCGCAATTTACAATTGCAATGGGCCCTACTCCTAACGCCGCGTCTACTACTAGTAGCAGTTATTATACATCTACTATTAATTTTGGCCCAACGCCCTATACGTGGTCTGGTTCAGGCGCAAAAACGTTTACATTTAGTACGCCATTTACATATCCAGGATCAGGCGGAATTCAAATGAACGTAACTTGGGGGCAAGTTACACCAAACTATAATGCCTCTGGAACAATAAGACTAAGATCTCCAGGTGTTCAATATTATGCGAGAACAGATGGTAGTGGATTTTATCCGATTTCATCTTCTGCAAACCAGGCTTATAACTCTGGTCGACCAATTACCCAGTTAGGAGTCTAATATGGTAGTACGTTTTTTACAAAGAAATCCTGGGGGAAGCAGCACGACGCCGAGTCCTGGTAATCCTAATCAAGCGAACAATGGTTACGCATTTCAGATGTCTTTTGGTACGCCAAACACCACGCATTATTCAATAAAATCTGCTGGACCTGCCCAAGCGTCTTCAGCGTTTATGCCAAATCTAGCTCCCGGAAAGGGTGTGACGCCACGTAATGGAGGCTATCAATATGCTTCTTTTACATTTGGCAGTTACTTTATTGTAAACTCTCCAAGTTTTGTAAAAATGAATATGGGTGGGAGAATTAAAGGTCTTGGATTACAGCCATATTTTAATAAAGATATGATTGGTACAACTGGATGGTTTAGTGGCGGCGCCAACAGCCCGCTTGTCAATAACGCACCACTTGGCGGCAGTAAAAGCACTACGAGACAGAATGTCTTCTATACTAATTTTGCAAATAAAACTTCTATAATGGTAGGTACTGCCGGACCAGCACACCACGGCCTGACGGAATCGCATAAAGCTGCATCACCTACTCATGTATATTGGATGCGTGGCGCCCAATATCCAAGCAGCAACAACTTCTCCAATACTTTTTGGAAAATGTCAAAACAGCATCAAATTGAGACAATAGGAAATCCATCTATCAGTTCTTATCCGACAAAATTTATTTTGCAGCCAGTATCATCTATTCCATCCAATAGGGTAGGCACTCCATATTCAGAAGATACAAATGGAAGAATACATGTTTGGAATATTAGCAGCTGGCTGACTACTCCATATTCGTCTGATACTTCTTTTCAATCAGGTGGAAACTATGCCTCTCAGTACAATGCTCCTGGGGATTTTTCGTGGAATCATGGTCAAGCAGCATCATCAAAAACATATGCTAAAATTTTTGTTGGCAGTGGCCCAGCTCATAAATATTATCCAGGAAATAGTAATGGTCTTAGAGAACAAACAGTTCAATTTCCGTATGCTGCATTTCCATATGGTAACAGTTATAGCGTACCTCAAGCAGACATGGGGCAAAGCTTAGTACCTCAAACTGGATCTGGTTCTACCAACAGAGGGCCTCAAGGCACATATGGAGCACACGCCGCCACTAGCAGTGCGTCCTCGGGTTATGTTTGGGGTGGATGGTCAGCTAACAGCGGCTGTCCAAACACTATTTCTGCTGTAATTGGAAAAGTAAGAGTCTATCCGCACGCAACAGCTGATGGCGAAGCCACAACGTTAGGAGATACTAATTATGTTGGCCATTACGGCGGAAAAGTATCTAGCGGCGGGGATGCCCATCAAGCTATGTATCACATTGGATCACCCACGCTAGCTATAACACCGAATACATACCCTCTTAATTTTAATAGTGAAACAGAAAAGACTTTTGTTTTTCCATATTCTTCTTTTGTTTCGGTTACTGCCTTTGATAGCTATCAACCTTCATTATCATTCTACCCTAATTATCTCCGCTCAGGTTATTATGCAGGGTCATATGGTCATGCAAATACGTAAGTATAAATAAGTAAAAAGATTTAAAGGTTTTAAACATGGCTAATCCAACCAGCAGGCAGAGTTTAATTGATTACGTAATGCGTTCATTGGGTGATCCAGTAATTGAAATCAATATTGACCCTGAACAACAAGAAGATCGTGTAGATGAAGCTCTTCAATATTATCAAGAGTTTCATTCTGATGCGACTTTAAGGACATATTTAAAACATAAAGTAACAGAAGACGATGTTACAAATCAATATATTTCTTTAGATAGTAGTATTACTTATGTATCTAGACTGTTTCCAATAAAAGGCGGCGCGGTCACAAAAGATTTTTTCGATATTAAATACCAATTACATTTAAATGACATTGCAAACCTTCATACATATATGGGCGATTTAGCTTATTATGAACAAATGCAGCAATACTTATCATTAATTGATATGAAGTTAAATGGTACTCCTCAAGTTCAATTTTCAAGAAGAGAAAATAGACTTTATATTTATGGGGATTTCGAAGATAAAGATATTGAAAAGGATGATTACATTGTAGCAGAAGTTTATAAGATTTTAGACCCTAATACAAACACTTCAATTTATAATGATCGCTGGTTAAAAGAATACACAACAGCATTATTCAAAAGGCAATGGGGTTCTAATTTAATTAAGTTTGAAGGTATGACTCTTCCTGGTGGCGTAACTCTTAATGGCAGACAAATCTTTGAAGATGCACAACAAGATTTAGAACGGCTAAGAGAATCTATTCGTTTAGAGCATGAATTCCCATCAGATTTTTTTATGGGGTAAATTATGGCAACTAATATGTATTTCAGCCAAGGCAGTAGGCCAGAGCAACAATTATATGAAGAAATTATAATTGAATCTCTAAAAATCTATGGCCAAGATATTTACTATCTCCCGCGCGATATAGTAAATAAAGATAATATTTTAAATGAGGATGCTAATTCTCGTTTTAATTCGTCATATAAAATTGAAATGTACATTGAAAACATTGAAGGTTTTGACGGCGAAGGAGATCTATTTACAAAATTTGGAGTTGAAATACGAGATCAGGCCACATTTATTGTGGCAAAAAAACGTTGGGAGCAAACTGTTGCAAGATATGATAATGAACTTGAAGGTGTAAGACCCTTTGAAGGTGATTTACTTTACATTCCGTTTTCTAAAAAATTATTTGAAATTACGCATGTTGAGCATGAACAACCGTTTTACCAATTAAAAGATTTACCAACATATAAATTGCGTTGCGAACTATTTGAATTTAGTGGTGAAGACTTTGATACTGATATTACTGACGTAGATGATATAGCAAGAGATTATGGCTATGAGTATTTACTTACACTAGATTCAGATGGTGGTGGTTTTGCATTAGGCGAAACTGTAAATCAAACTTTCTCGGATGGTGTTGTAATGTCTGGCGAAGTTTCTCGTTGGAGTGATTCAGATCTTATTCTTGGAGTTATTAATGCTGGCGCTGATGATGGATTATATCATACATTTGTTAGTGGCAGATCAATTGTAGGTACAACAGATTTAGATACTTCAGCTGGTGAGTTATTTGCATTGTCTAATGTAGTATCAGTAGCTGAAGATAATCAATTATCAAACACCGAACAAAATACATATTTTGATACACTTACTGATTTCTTAGATTTTTCTGAATCTAATCCATTTGGAGATCCTGAATAATGGATGAAATGTTTGATTTTGGCTTTACGGCCGTAGATGAAGATGAGCTTCAAACAGTACAACAAACTGCTGCAGTAGCACATAATGCTGAGCAATTAGCTATGACTACTCAATCTAGATTAGATAAGCTTTATAATTCTGTAGTTCCACTTTTAAATAATTTAAAGAAAAATCCAGAAAAAGAATATATTCTGTGGCCAAATAGATTAGAAAAAATAGAATTATTTGAAACAAAGCTTCAACAAATATATAAAGGTTAGATATGTTCGGCGGTCACTTTTATCACGAAAAAATTAGAAAAAGCGTAGCTATTTTTGGCGCGCTATTTAATAATCTTTATGTCATTCGTAAAAATTCTTCGGGATCTGTAATCAATCAAATGAAAGTTCCATTAGCATATGGGCCAAAACAAAAATTTCTCGAAAGAATTAATCAGCAACCAGATTTAGTTGATGACTCAAAAGTATCAATTAAACTACCAAGAATGTCTTTTGAAATCACGGCTATTGCATATGATTTAACAAGGCAACTTCAAAAGAATAACACCTTTTCCCAAGCTGGGTCAAATGTTAATAAAAGAAATAAATTTAACTCTTATGTTCCATATATTATTAGCTTTCAATTAAGTGTTTATGCAAAAAACCAAGATGATGCTTTACAAATTGTAGAACAAATATTTCCTTATTTTACGCCTCAATATACTTTGACGATTAAGCCATTTGATGATTATTCAAATATAAAAGAAGATATTCCAATTTCTTTATCTGGGATTTCATTTACTGATGATTATGAAGGAACTCAAGAGCAAAGGCGCACAATAATATATACTTTAGACTTTGATATGAAAGTCAATTTTTATGGGCCTATTTCTTCTAAAACTATTATTCGCCAAGCGGATACTAATCTTTATCAAATTGACAATGGGCTTAATGATTCAGATGTTGCTTTAGAAAAAATATCTGTTACCCCAAATCCAATCGATACGATTGGTTTGGCAGATAGCGACTTTGGATTTACTGAAACAATAACTTATTATGGTGATAGTGCTTAATGGATTCTGATACACCCGATAATGATTTTGAATATGCTAGAAGAAATTACCATGACTTACTAGCAAAAGGCACTGATGCGCTTGATGAGATGATAGAAGTTGCTAGAGCAACAGAACATCCTAGAGCGTTTGAAGTATTTTCTAATATGATGAAACATGTGGCTGATATTAATGGAAATTTATTAGATCTTCATAAAAAGAAAAAAGACTTTGATAAAAAGGATGAATTGACGGAGTTGCCTAAAGGCCAAACCACAAATAATGTATTCATTGGATCTACAACAGATTTACAAAGAATGCTAAAACAAGAAGAAAAAATTATAGATCATGAATGACACTTATCTTGGCAATCCTAATGTAAAGCGCGATGGGATTGTTCAAAATTGGACTGAACATGAAGTGCAAGAATACGCTAAGTGCATGAACAATCCTGCATATTTTGCATCAAAATATTGTAAAATTATTTCTCTTGATTTAGGATTAGTTCCATTTGAGCTTTATCCATATCAAGAAAAAATGTTTAGCCATTTTAATAATAACAGATTTAATATTGTACTAGCATGCCGACAGTCTGGTAAATCAATTTCTTCAGTTGTGTATTTGCTATGGTTTGCTATTTTTAATCCAGAAAAAACAATTGCTATCCTTGCGAATAAAGGGGCAACTGCTCGTGAAATGTTATCTCGAGTAACTATGACACTTGAAAATTTACCGTTCTTTTTACAGCCAGGATGTAAAGCACTTAATAAAGGTTCTATAGAATTTAGTAATAACTCTCGTATTATTGCTGCGGCAACATCTGGTAGTTCTATTCGTGGTATGTCTGTTAACCTTCTATACCTTGACGAATTTGCTTTCGTTGAAAGAGCAGCAGAATTTTACACATCTACATATCCAGTTGTATCATCTGGTAAAAATACTAAAATTATTATTACATCAACAGCAAATGGTATTGGTAATACATTTCAAAAGATATGGGAAGGCGCTGTCCAAAAAACAAATGAATTTACGCCATTTAAAGTAGATTGGTGGGATGTTCCTGGAAGAGATATAGAATGGAAAAAACAAACCATTGCTAATACATCTCAGATGCAATTTGACCAAGAGTTTGGTAATACATTTTTTGGCACGGGTGATACATTAATATCTGGAAATAAACTATTAGAATTTAGAGCTAAACCATCTAAAGCATTGTTAGAATCTAATTCATTATATATTTATGAAGAACCTAAAAAAGAACATGACTACGTTATGACAGTCGATGTTTCGAGGGGAAGAGGACAGGATTATTCAACTTTTAATTTGATCGATATTAGCGCGCGCCCGTTTGAACAGGTTGCTGTATATCGCAATAACACTATCTCTCCATTACTCTTCCCAAATATTATTTATAAATATGCAAAACTATACAATGAAGCAATGGTTGTAGTAGAATCTAATGACCAAGGCATGGTTGTATGCAATGGGTTATATCATGAACTAGAATATGAAAATCTGTTTATTGAGTCAGCTATTAAAGCAAATGCGCTTGGGGTTGAAATGACTCGTAAAGTCAAGCGACTTGGTTGTTCTGCTATAAAAGATATATTAGAAGAAAATAAATTAGAAATATATGATGAAAATACTATATTAGAAATATCTACATTTGTGGCAAAAGGTCAATCATACGAAGCTTCAGATGGCAACCACGATGACTTAATGATGAATTTAGTTATGTTTGGTTATTTTGCAACAGGAGATTATTTTAGAAATCTTACTGATATTAATTTAAAAGAAATGATGTTTAAACAGAGAATGGAAGAAATTGAAGCCGATGTCGTGCCATTTGGGTTTATTGATGACGGGGTAGAAGAAACTGAAGACATTCCAGAAAATTCTTGGTCTTTAGATGGTGACATGGAAGTTAAATATGACCCTAGTCACACCAATTTTTAAAAATTATAAATACTAGTAATTGAATATTCGTATCATGATTACTTATAATTGTTTCACTGGAAAAGGAAAACAAAGATGGCAATAGGCGTACCTTCCGAATCTCCAGCTATTATCGTCAAAGAAGTAGATCTAACAGGCGGTGTGCCTAACGTTCAATCTACTACTGGCGCATATGCTGGTGAATTTCGTTGGGGCCCGGCGGAAGTAGCTACTAAGATCAGTACAGAAACTGAACTAGCTACAACTTTTGGCGCACCAGACGACAACCGCGCAGTTGACTTCCATACAGCTGCATATTTTTTAAAATATTCTAATGCACTTCAAGTCGTTCGTGCAATAGATGGAGACAGCGCTGCAAACGCTGCCGCAGGCCTCGCAGGCCAAGATTCAGCAGATCTTATTAAGAATGCTGACCATAGAGATACACTTACTGGACTTGCTGATTGGACAGCAAAATATCCAGGAACACTAGGAAACAGCTTAAAATACGCTGTTCTTAATAATGGATCTTGGGCTACAGATGCAGCATCATTTAAAGCGCAATTTGATGGACAACCAGATGCAGGTGAAGTTCACGTTCTCGTGCTTGATGAGGATGGCGTAATTACAGGTACTTCAAATAGTGTACTAGAAAGATATTCATTCTTATCAACTTCAGCTTCAGCAACAAACGCTGATGGTTCAACAAACTATGCAAAAGACGTTATTAATGCTAGATCAAACTGGCTTTGGTATAATGGTGCTTCCTTTGCAGACGCAAAAGATTCTGCTTCGCTTGCATTTGGCCACGACGGCACGATTTCAACAGGCGATTATACAACTGCTTATAATCAAGTTGAAGATAAAGATACAATTGAAGTAGATTTCTTAATTGCACCAGGTATGACCACTGCGTCTGCTCAAGAAACAGTTGTTGATGATTTAGTTGCAACTGCTAGCTCAACACGTAAAGATTGTGTTGTAGTAACATCTCCAGCTAGCGCTTCTGTTGTAAATGCATCAGATCCTGTTACTGCTACTGTAGCAGATGTTGATGATTATACATACAGTTCATACTTAGTTGTTGATAATAACTGGTTAAAGGTGTATGATAAATATAACGACAAATACATTCATATTCCTGCATCATCATCTACAGCCGGTATTATGGCGGCATCAGATGCAAACGCAGCACCTTGGTTCTCACCAGCTGGCCCAAGACGTGGTAACTATCTAGGCGTAACTAACCTAGCATACACACCAACAAAAGCTCAAAGAGATACGCTGTATAAAGCAGGTATTAATCCAATTGCAAATATGCCAGGACAAGGTGTGCTTCTATTTGGTGATAAAACTCACATGAATAGACCATCAGCATTTGATCGTATTAACGTACGTCGCCTGTTTTTAGTTTTGGAAAGATCAATTGCTTTGGCTGCGAGAAACACAATGTTCGAATTTAACGATGAATTTACAAGAGCAGAATTTGTAAGTATCGTTGAGCCATTTTTAAGAGAAGTAAAAGGACGGAGAGGTATTACAGACTTCCGTGTCGTATGTGACGAAACAAATAACACAGCAGCTGTAATCGATAGAAATGAATTTATTGCAAACATTTTCATTAAACCTGCACGTTCTATTAACTACATTACTCTTAACTTTGTAGCTGTTAGAACCGGTGTGGACTTTGAAGAAGTCGCTGGACTACAGGTATAAGGAGATAAAAAATGGCAGTACTAGGTGTTGATGATTTTAAAGCAAAACTAAGAGGTGGAGGCGCACGCCCTAATCTCTTTAAATCTACAATTACATTTCCAGGATATGCTGGTGGCGATATAGAGCTTACTTCATTCTTATGTGAAGCAGCTCAGTTACCAGGATCAACAATGGGAACAATTATTGTTCCTTTCCGGGGGCGTCAATTAAAAATGGCTGGAGATCGTACATTTGATGTATGGACTCCAACAATTATTAACGATACAGATTTTAATGTTCGTAACGCAATGGAGCGTTGGATGAATGGTATGAATGCACACTCTGCAAATACCGGTCTAACAAACCCCACTGATTATGAAGCTGATCTGTTTGTTGAGCAAATTGACAAAGATGGAAGCACACTAAAAACATACAATTTCCGTGGCGCTTTCCCAACAGCTATTTCACCAATTGATCTAAGCTATGCTTCAGAAAATGAAATTGAAAGATTTACTGTTGAATTCCAAGTACAATACTGGGAAGCAGCAACTACTTCATAGTAGTATAAATAAAAATATCGTAGGGCCTTCACAGGCCCTACATCTTTATTTTAGGAATTCAAAATGGCAGACAATAGTTTAACATTATTTGGTTTTGAGATTAAAAGAGCCGGTAAAAAGGTTAACAAAGATATGTTACCTTCAATCGTTCCTCCATTGGACGATGACGGCGCTGGCTATATTACTGCGGCTGGAGCACATTTTGGTACGTACGTCGATATTGAAGGTAACGATAAAACTAAAGATGACCAGCAACTTATATTACAATATAGAGCTGTAGCTACTCACCCTGAGGTAGACGCAGCGGTAGAAGATATTATCAACGAATCTATTACTTCTTCAAATGAAGAGCAAAACGTTTCTTTAGTTTTAGATAAAGTAAAAGCACCTGATAATATTAAAAAACAAATTATAGAAGAATTCGATAACGTTTATAGAATGATTCAATTTGGCGAACATGGGCACGACATGTTTAAGCGTTGGTATGTTGATGGTAGAATGTATCACCATTTGGTTATTGATGATAAAAATGCAAAAGCTGGTATTCAAGAAATAAGACCAATTGATGCTTCTAAGATTCGTAAAGTAAAACAAGTAAGAAGAGAAAAAGATCCAGTATCAGGCGTTTCAGTTATTAAAAATGTTGATGAGTTCTTTATTTACCAAGAAAAACCTGGTGCTCAGGCACAAGGCGTAAAACTTACAACAGATTCCGTTTCATATGTTACCTCTGGCTTATTAGATGAGCGCAGAAAAAGAGTTGTTTCACACTTACATAAATCATTAAAACCAATTAATCAATTACGTATGATGGAAGACTCGCTAGTCATTTATAGATTAGCTAGAGCTCCTGAGCGCCGTATATTCTATATTGATGTTGGTAATTTGCCAAAGGGTAAGTCTGAAGAATATATGAAAAACATTATGGCTAAGTACCGTAATAAATTAGTTTATGACGCATCAACAGGCGCAATTAAAGATGACCGTAAACATATGTCAATGCTTGAAGATTTTTGGCTTCCTCGTAGAGAAGGCGGCCGAGGCACCGAGATTTCAACACTGCCAGGAGGTGAAAACCTTGGCCAAATTGACGATATTATTTACTTTCAAAAACGCCTATATAGATCTTTAAACGTTCCAATTAATAGATTAGAACAAGAATCTCAATTTTCTCTTGGCAGATCTACAGAAATTAATCGGGATGAACTTAAATTTCAAAAGTTTATTGACAGGCTTAGATCTAGATTCAACCATTTCTTTTATAATATTCTTAAAAAACAATTAATTTTAAAAGGTATTATTACTGAAGATGATTGGAATGAATGGTCAAACGATATTCTTGTTGATTATATTAGAGATAATCATTTTTCAGAATTAAAAGATGCCGAAATTTTAAGAGAACGTTTACAAACGTTAGATATTATGCAACAGTATGTTGGTGAGTTCTATTCAAAAGAATGGGTTATGAAGAATGTACTTCATTTTGATGACGACGATATTAAACAAATGCGTAATCAGATTGATGATGAATTAAAATCTGGAGAAATTGGTCACGATGATGACCATATAAATCCAGCACCTCAAGGAGATAAAAATGAGTGATATTGAAACAATGATTGGGCACGCAGCAAACCAAGACTTTAATGCTGCAAATGATGTATTCCAAGAATTAATTGGCCAAAGAATGACTGACGCTTTAGATCAAGCGAAAATTGAAGTAGCTGGGCAAGTTTTTAATGGCGAAGAAGAACAACTTGAACTTGACTTAGAAGATGAAGATTTTGAATCTGATGAAGAAGATGAAGATTTTGAATCTGATGAAGAAGAAACTGAAGTTGAAGTTGAAGAAGATTTTCAAAAAATTCAGGATATGAATCAAGAAGGTAAGATTCAAGCCGAGATGATACGTTTAGGATATAAAGAATAAATTTATTTTACAAATTTGAAATGTTATAAATAAATTCAAACGAAAGTATATAAAATGAAAACATTTAATCAAATACGTGAAAGTTCTAAGAAGATGAAAATCGGTCGGATACCGGTTGAAATCAAAAAGAACAAAAACGTATACGATGTTTTTATTGATGGCGATAGGCTAGATAAATATAAGTCAGAAGCTGAAGCTATAAAAATGGCGAAAGAATTCGTCAAACAATATAAAGGTTAAAAACATGAAGCTGATTGCAGAATATAATGACCAAAGTTTAGAGTGTATTGTTGAAGCCAAAGAAGGTGGCGGCAAGAATCACTTTATTGAAGGCATTTTTATGCAGTCAGAACAGAAAAACCGAAATGGACGTATTTACCCTAAGGCAATCATGGAGAAAGCCGTAGGAAAATACGTTACAGAACAAATTAATACTAAGCGCGCAGTTGGTGAGTTAAACCATCCAGATGGACCAACAGTAAACTTAGATAAAGTATCCCACCTCATTACCAAACTAGAATGGAATGGTAATGATGTTGTGGGTAAGGCACAAATATTGGATACTCCAATGGGAAACATTGTAAAAGGTTTGCTTGAAGGTGGTGTTCAACTTGGTGTCTCAACTCGTGGTATGGGTAGCCTTGAGCAACGTAACGGAACTATGTACGTCAAGGATGACTTTATTCTTAATACAGTTGATATTGTACAAGATCCATCTGCACCAACAGCTTTTGTTAATGGAATAATGGAAGGTGTCGAATGGGTTTGGAATAATGGAATCATTGAAGCTCAAGTAATTGATAAAATGGAGACTGAAATTAAAGCAGCTCCACGTTCTGATCTTTACGAAGTTCAGACACGTGAGTTTAAGAATTTCCTCTCGTTGTTGAAAAGATCATAATTAGGAGTGTCAAACATGACTGATCAAGTACAAGACCAGGATGTAGAGCTCGACGAGGAAATCGAAGAAGCTCATGATCCAAAAAATGCAGAAGCACAATCTGTCGCCTCTGTAGATGCTGCCGAAGAAAAAGGCCCTAAAGCTAAAAAGCGTAAGGGTGATAAAGATGGCGGCGAAAAAGCAGTAATTCCTGCAGCAACAAAACCAGCTGCACCACAAGCCGAGTCTATTGAATTTAATAGAGACTTTAGTGAAGACTTAAATGCTTTGGTGGAATCTGAGGCAACTCTTTCTGAAGAGTTTAAAGCCAAAACAGCTGTAATTTTTGAAGCAGCAGTAAAATCAAAACTTTCTGAAGAAATTAATCGCCTAGAATCTGAGTATAGCACTCAACTAGACGAAGAAGTTGCTTCAATCAAGGGCGACCTTGTAGAGAAAGTTGATAGCTACCTCAACTATGTTGTTGAGAACTGGATGGAAGAAAATAAACTTGCGATTCAATCTGGCTTACGCACAGAAATCGCAGAAGGCTTTATGGATAAGTTGAAAGACCTATTTGTAGAATCTTATGTTGAAGTTCCAGATTCCAAAGTTGACCTAATTGACGAACTATCTGCAGACAACGAAGAGCTTGAAGAGCAATTCAATGAAGCAGTAGCAAAAACTATGGAACTTGCAGAAGAGCTAGAAACATATAAGCGTGAAGCGATTATTCGCGAAGCTTCTAAAGATTTAGCAGAAACTCAAGTTGCAAAGCTTAAGTCATTAGTAGAAGATATGGACTTTGTAGATGCAGAAACTTTTGAATCAAAAGTAGCAACTGTCAAAGAATCATATTTCAAAAAACAAACAGCTGAGTCAGTAATCGACGAAGAAACAGAAGAAGAATCTCTTCAAGAAGATGTTTCTGATGCGATGGCTCAGTATATCCAAGCAATCCGTAAATCAATAAAGTAATTAGGAGATCCTATTATGGAAACTTATGATCGTCTCGTAGAGAAATGGTCTCCAGTTTTGAACGAATCAGCAGCTGGTGAAATCGCTGACACGCATAAGCGTGCAGTTACCGCTGTCGTTCTGGAGAACACAGAAAAAGCACTTCGTGAAGAACGTGCACAACAAAACTTTTTGTCAGAAGCACCTGCAACATCTGTAGGTAACTCTTCTGTAGCAAATTGGGACCCAGTCCTTATCTCATTGGTCCGCCGCGCAATGCCAAACATGATGGCATATGACGTATGTGGCGTTCAGCCAATGGCTGGTCCAACAGGCTTGATTTTCGCAATGAAATCACGCTACACATCAGGTACAACTGGCGCAGCTGAAGCGCTATTCAACGAAGCAGATACTACATTTGCTGGCGACTCTTCAGATACACAAAGCTCAGATCCATCTGGCCTTGGTGGTTTGACAGACTCTAACTCAGACTCGTCTATCGACAATGACCGTGGTTCAAACC